GCCGGCCGCGACGCTGTACTCGCCCACCGCCGGGGCGCTGGCGACGCGCTTGAACGGCAGGCTGGTGTCGGCGTACAGCACGCCCTGATCCTCGACCCACGTCGCCGAGTTGGCCACGGTGACGGTGAAGGTCGTGACGGCCGGGATGGCGCCAGGCTCGTTGTACGCCAGCTTCGTCTGGCCGGTGGCGGACGTGCCGCCGAAGAACAGGTCGTTGTAGAGCTGCCCATTCACCTGGCCGACCTTGGCCTTGCCGGTGATCTTCATCTGCGCGCCTCCGATGGCGACGGGGAACTGGTTCTGCCCGTACAGCTCCTTGATTGTGCGACTGATGTCGATCGACACGTCCTGCAGGGTGCCGAACTGCACCGGGGTCGAATTGGCGGCTGTGTTGGTCGCGAACAGCAGACCGGAGCCGAAAGAACGAAGGGCCATGACGGTTACTCCTTGGGGGCGGTGGGTGCCACGGCTTCAGCGACGTGCTTCAGCAGCGCGGCCTTGTCGTCGGCGGTGATGGGAGCGCGGCCGGAGACGGCTGCGGCGTGGAAGTGGGCGGCGTACCAGCGCTCGATGGCGGCGATCACGCGCTCGGCGTCGGTCTTCGCGGCCTGCTCTGCGCGCGAAAAAAAGCCCGCTTTCGCGGGCGACGGGGAAACGGGGGGCAAGGCTTCGCCCTCCGCCAGGGCGGATGCGGTGTCGTCGTTCATGGGTGGGTCCTCGTGGTTAACCGGGCTGTCGCATGACGAGCCGGATGCGAGCGAAGGCGCGATCGCCCATCGCACCCTCGGCGTATTCGATGCGGCCATTGAGGCGGACCGACTCGACCAGGCCGCCAAGGGTCTGCGCGCCGCCCGCGTTGAAATGCGGCGGCAGCTTCAGGGCGTTGCACAGCGCGTCGATCAGCGGGTTCATCTGGGCCGAGTGGGGCTCGGTCTCATCGGCGCTGTAGACGTAGACCCACCACTCGACGGCAAGCTGGCCAATCGGCGGAAGATTGCCGGCCGACTGCACCCAGTCCTCGTCGACCTGCACCTGGTAGAACGCCGGGAACTCGACCGGCTGCAGGTCATCGATGTGCCGCAGACGTCGCCCCGACTGGGCGAAGCCCGAGGCGCCCTGGCCCAGCGCAAACAGCGCGGCATAGATCGTTTCGCGGTTCACGTCCGAGACTCCTCGATCAGCTCACGCACGGCCACGCGGATGCGCTCGATCGCTTCCGGCGCCTTCTCGCGCAGGGAGCTGCGCAGGAACGAGCGCTCCGGCAGGTTCACCCGCATCGGGTGGGCGCGCACATTGACCAGCCGCGCCTGCATGGGGTGGCCGAAGGCCATCGTCTGCATGCGCGTGTGCGCCGGCACCTGCACCGTGCCCTGGAAGCCGTACTCGTGGATCTTCGCGTAGCTCACGCCGGTGCCGACCTGTGCCGAGACCGAGCCCGGACCTTCCTGCACCAGCGAGTTGATGGAATTGCGCAGGCGCCCCGTGCGTCGGTTGAGCACCTGGCCCGAAAGCTTCTGGGTCTGCACGTATTGCTGGATGTCGAAGCCGTTGCGCTGCTGCACGGTGACCAGTCGCGCGCGCATGCCCTCGGCGACCGCCGTCATCACGCGCACGACGCTGTCCTGCCCGACGACCGTGCTCACGCCATGTACCTGCGCATGTAGTTCTGCAGCACCGCCCTGGCTGACGCCGGAACGTCTGCCTGGGAAAAGGTGATCGTCTCGCCGTTGAGCGTCTTGCCGGACACGTGCAGCTCGGTGCGGCGCTTGTATTTGGAGGCGACGATCTCGACGGTCGCCTGGGCGATGTCGAACGGCACCGTGGCCAGGCCGGCCGTGTAGGCGATCACCACGTTCTGCACGCCGCGGCTGAAGCAGTAGCCGCGCAGATAGAGCATGTTCTCGTCGAACACGTAGCCGCTGGCCAGCGCGGTCGGCGCCGGCGGGATGGCGACGCCGTCGATCGTCACCGAGCTGACGGCGGTCACCGGGTACTGATAGAGCGGAAGGCGATCGCCGCCGTGACCGTTGCGCGTCTCCGAGTACGACGCGGCCAGCAGATTGCGGTTCAATGCACTGAGCACGAACGCACTCGCGGCGGTGCACAGCGTCTGCAGCAAGGCATCGTCCTGCCCAGCGGCCAGGCTCAGGAAAGCCTGGACGTCGGAGGGAGCGCAAAGGTCGCCGGCGGCCATGGCTTACTTGCCCTTCTTCTTGCCGCTGGTGGGGTCCGGGATCGGGCTGGTGCTGATCCCGTGCGGCAGCAGATGCGGGACGGCCTCATGCGGCACGAGGGCAGTGCCCTCCTCGTCCACGCCGAAGGTGCGGCCGTTCCAGTGAAAGCTGGTCATGCCCTTCGGGACATAGACGGTGGCGCCCTCGGGCGCGGGCGGCGCTTCGGGCGGCGGAGGCGGCGGCGGATCGCCGGGCGGCAGCTGCTGGCCGTTGCCCTGATCGTTCTCGGTGTTTTCCATCGGTGGGTTCCTCGTCGTGCGGAAGCCAAAGAAACCGGCGCCACGAGGGCGCCGGCTTCCGCTTCAGGTGGGTGAAGGCTGATCAGCCCTTCGCGATGTTGCTGATGATGCCGAAGGCGAACGGCGCGTAGACCGCGACGACCTCCTCGGCATACACGCCGTGTTCGTAGGCACGGGTGCGCAGCGGCCACTCGATCTCGTAGTAGTCCTGACTCACGTGCACCTCGGCGACGTTCGGCACGTTGTTGGACTGGTACTGCATGGGCAGGTTTTCGCAGTGGGCGAAGATCATGCCCGGCGGCACGTCGGGGTGCAGCTCGACCGGGATCTTGTTGCCGCCGCCCATCGCGAACGGGTTGAAGTAGTACTCGACCACGCCATTGGCGACGATGCCATACGGGTTCTTGCCGTCCGTGTTGAAGCGCAGCAGCGGCGCCGAGGCACCGTTGAGCACCTTGTTCGTGATGCCCTGCTGCTCCTGCGAGTTGACGTAGAGCTTCGTCGGCGAGACCCGGTAGTTGTCCCACAGCGCCTTGAGCATGTCGTCGATCTCGTTCACCGAGCCGCGGCCGGAGCTGGTGAGCGGCGTGCCGGTGCCGGCGGTGCCGGTCGGCAGCACCTTCACGTAGGCGCCGTTCGCCGGGTTCAGCGCAGCGCTGAGCAGGCCGTCGAACGCGTAGCTGGTGTTCCGGCTGTTGTCGGCGGTGATCGCCGTGGCAGCCTGGCCCGTGCCAGCCAGCGGCGCCGAGAAGGCCGCGCTGTTGATCGTGGTGATCGCCTCGAGCTTCTCGTTGCCGGCGGTACCGACGAACCAGGCATAGCCGAGTGCGCCGGTCACCGGTGCCACGCTCGCGGACAGGGTCTGCCCCAAGGTGACCGCCTGGGTCGCGTTGGTCGACTTGTTCGAGCTGCCGCCGTTGAGGACGAACGTCTTGCCGTCGGCGCCGGTGACGGTCTTCTGGGTCGCCACACCACCGGACAGGCTGGAGTTGATGTAGCCCTCGAAGGTCAGAGCGACGCAGATCACGCTGTAGGTCGCCGCCGGCAGCGTCGCGCCCGATCCAGCAGCCGACAGGGTCGGCGCGCCCGGCGTGCCCAGCGCCAGCGAGCGGTTGCCGCCGAGGATCGCGCGCTCTTCCTTGATCATCGTCTTCTGCAGGAGACGCATGGTCATGCTCGAGCGCACGTCCTCGAAGCCTTCGGCCGCGCTGCGCGCCTCGAAGGTGAGGTCGTCCTCTTCGCCGATCGTGACGTAGCTGGCGGCCTTGTCCTCGGTGTTGTAGTTCATCTTGCCCGAGCGCTGACCCTCGGGAACCCACGGGCCGGCCTCGTAGCCGGAACCGATGATGCCGGTCACCGACTTCCAGTTGGTGGCCGTGCCGCCCTTGCCCTTCACGCGCGGCATCGAGTTGCGGATCGGGGTGATGACCGGATACAGGTTCTTCGCGGGAGCCTGCAGGTCGTACGCGACCAGGCCGGTCGCGGTGGAAATGCTCTTGGACAGCTCGTTGGGGGCGAGATAGTTCGCCTTGAGCATGTCCAGCGTCTGGCTGGTCGTGTTCATCGGATGCTCCAGTTGCTGGTGGGCCCTGTTCGCGGGCCCGGGATGGAAACGAAAAAGCCGCCCTGCGGCGGCCTCGGTGGTGCTCGGTGGGCGCGGATCAGGCGCCGCGGATGGGTTGGGCGTGCGCTCGCTTGATCAGTGCGAGTGCGGTGGCTTCTCCGTCGACGCTGCCGTCGGCCTTGCGCACGGTGGGGTCGGCAGGCGGTGCTTCGCCGAGGCCGTCGTTGTCCTGGGTTTTCTCGATGATGCGAGCCGGTCCCTTCGGCGCTGCCGCCTGCTTCTTCAGCTCGGTGATCTCGGTGGTGGCCTTGGCCAGGTTGGCCTGCAGCGTGTCGCGCTCGCCGGTGACCTTGGCCAGGTCGGCGACCAGCGCGGCGGCCTTCTCGAGCACCACCTCGTTCTCGCCGCAACCCAGCGCCTTGCCGATCGCCGCGACGGAGGAGAGGGCCTTCTGCAGCGCGTCGGCGGCCTTGGCCAGGTCGCCGCCCTGGTCGGCCTTCTCGGCTCCGCCCATGCGCTCGGCCAGCTCGGTGGCTTCCTCGGTGGCCATCGCCACCAGGACGCGGCCCAGCTGCTTCACCGATTCGCGCAGCTGCTCCGGTACCGGCGAATTGTCGCCCTCGAGCTGCGCCTCCCACTCGGCATCCTCAGCCAGCCAGCCCAGCTCACAGAGCAGGTCGGCCAAATCGGAGACGGCCCACATGCCCTTCTGCAGCGGCTTGCCGGCGAGCTGGGCGAGGCTCAGCACGATGGGCGCGGCCTTCTCCATGCCGACGACCTTTTCGGCGAAGGCGAGGCGCAGGCTCTTGGCGACGCCCTCGTCGGTGGCGACCACCACCGGCTGCGCCGGCGCGATCTTGGCCAGCACCGCGGCGCGCTCCTCGTCGGTGAGGCCCTCGGCCCACTTGGCCAGGCCCTCGGCGTTGTCCAGGCTGGTCTCGAACTTGCGCAGCTCCTCGGCGCCGTCGGCCTTCACCACGGTGAAGTTCGCCGTCGGCACGCACGGCATGTCGACCAGGCTGATCTCGGTGGGGTTGGCGGTGTAGCGGGTGACGCCCTTGTTCACCTCGTCCGGCCATTTCGCGGCGTAGCTGCCGCCGATCGAGAAGCCGGTATAGACGCCCTTTAGGCACTTCTCGCGCTCAACCGGGTCGACCACCTCGGCAACCACGTCCACCGCCTTCTCGGCGTCGTTGAATGTGATCTCGTTGAGCTTGCCGGCGGCGACCTTGCCGTGCATGGCGCGCACGTTGCCGACGCTCTTGCCGTCGGTGGCCTTGGCCAAGTCCGTCGACCATTTCTCGAAGTTCGGCTTCGAGCTGTCGTAGTCGAAGATCTCGCCGGAGCGGTCCACGACTTCCTGCACGGCGCGGCCGTAGACCAGGCCGGTGGCCTCGTCGACCTTGGTGATGCGGGCGAAGATTTGCATGGTGGTTTCCTCAGTCGATGACCGGCGCAATGGCGCACCGGCAGTTCGGGTGCTGCGGCGCGGTCATCACGCCACCCTGAAAGGCCTGCAGGAGCGGGATGTCGCCCTGCGCGGCGTTGGCGATGCAGACCGGGCACGGATCCGGGTCGAGGATCCAGCGCTTCTTCTGGACGACGCCCGAGGCGATGTAGGCCTGCAGGTTGCCCTGCGACTCGGCCGTGGCCAGCTCGGTGCGGGCGATGACCTGGGCCCGCTGCGGGCTGAAGGCGTAGTGCTCGCGCAGCGCCTTGGCCAGCTGCTGGGTACTCCAGCCTTCGCGGGTGGCCTGCTCGATCGTGGCGCGGATCAGCGCGCGTGTGGCATCCACCAGCTCGCCACCGGTGCCGTCGGTCTTGATCAGGTCCGCGGCGCGCTGCGCGGCCCAGCCGATGGCCTTCTGGTTGACCTGCTCGGTCACGCCGGCGCCGGCGTCGATCGACAACTGCACCAGCGCCTGCTCGGCGCCCTGCTTGGCATTCGCCTCGAGCGCGGCCAGCAGCTCCGGCTGCACCTGGGCAATGCCCTCGAGCGCGAGCTCGACCAGCGCCGCCACTGCCGCCTCGCCCTGCCCGGCCTCGATCGCCGGGCCCGCGACCTGGGCGACCTCCTCGGCCGACAGGCCCAGCGCCGCGGCGATCTGCTCGGCAAGCTGGGTCTCGGTGACCGTCTGCACCGCGGTGGTCGCCGGCGTCGACTGCTGGTGCACGTCGTTGGTGCCGGTCGCATCGACCGTGGCCGGCTTCTCGCTGCTGCTGGCGGCCTTGGCGACCGGCGTGCCCTTGCTGGCGTCGTCTTCCTCGTCCGCTTGCGGGTCCTTGCCCGGCTTGTCGCCTCCTGGCGGCACCAGCGCTGGCGGAGGCTGCGGCGGCTCCTTGGCGCGCTCCAGTGCGATCGACAGCGGCATCACGCCGTTCGCGGTGTAGACCAGCGGCTCGTCGCCGCCTTCGACCGGATCCTCGCCGCGCTCGGCGCGCACCTGGTTGATCGTCTTGCTGCAATTGCGCAGCTCCAAGTCGTGGATCTCGGTCTGCGTCTTGGGATCGAGCTCGCGCTCGTCGGCCCACAGGAACTGCAGGTCGGTCCAGCCGCACACCTTGGTGATTACCAGGTCGACGGCGTCCTTCACCCATTCCTGCAGCGGCGCGAGACCCTCCTCGACCGCGGCCTCCTGCGAGGTTTCCGCCGTGGCGCGGTTCATCTGCTTGATGAAGGGCGTGGGCGGCAGGTTGAAGGCATAGCAGACGACGCGCGCAAGCCACTCGTCGAATTCGATTTTGAGCGCCTCCTCCTTGGTCTGGACGTAGCTCTTGGAGATCGTCGCCGGCACGAACTTCGCGTGGCGGCGCTGTCCCGTGTTGCCGGCCAGCAGCGCGTCCCAGATGTCCTGGAATTCCTTGATCTGCTGCGGCGTCCAGGTCTCCGGCACGCCGATCAGCGCCTCGGGCACGTTGCCCTCGGTGTAGTACTGCAGCTGGTGCATCTGCCGGCGTAGGGCGATGTTCACCGTCAGCAGGATCTGCTCCACCGGCGGGAATCCGTAGAACTTCCACACGCGCACATTGCGCGGCAGGTACAGCAGCTCGTCGGCGGTGTAGTCCACCGCGGCGATGCCTTTGATCACCTGCTGGTACGCCGGCGAGGGCGCCATCGGCCGCCGGCCGTCCGCGTCGATCAGCACCTTGATGGTCGCGCCGTCGAGCAGCTCAAGGCCCCACATGTCGCCGCCCAGCGTGCGGCGCGGGTAGATCGTCGGCGCGTCGGTGACCAGCAGCTCCTCGACCAGTGCGCGCAGCCACGTCTGCCATGTGTGGATGTGGTCGGGCGACTTGAGCATCGCCGTAAAGGCCTGGATGCGCGGATCCTCGCCCTTCTTCTTCGGGTCGACGTTGGCGATGCGCCAACGCAGCTTCGCCAGCTGATCCTTGCGGGTCTCGATGGCCAAGCGCACCAGGTCGCAGTTGTCGGCGAGCGCGCGCAGCTGGGAGAAGCTGGTCTTCTCCGTGTTGCGCGGGCTGGCGACCAGGTTGTAGCCGACCGGGAAGTCGAGCTGTCGGCCGAGAATGCCCTGCTGCTGCGGCTGAAGCGGCTGGTTCGGCGACATCCACGTATCGGGCGCGATGCCGGTGATCAGGTAGCGGGCGGCCTGCGCGATGCGCGCGAGCGCGCCGGGCTTGGGCTGGGCGGCGGCCGCCACGCGCGCGGCGTCGATCGGGGTCATGGTTCCCTGGCTGGTGTCAGGCATGGGCGTCGGCGTCCTGTTGCTGCAGCTGGCTGCGGTAGTGGTCCAGCAGGCCGGTGGTGCACTCGCCCACCATCAATTCGGTGAAGCCCCAGACGGCCGCGTCAGCGCGGTCGGGCGAGCGATCGCCGAGGAAGCCGGCGGTCGAGAAGTTGCACTGCTGTTCCTCGAGCGTGGCGAACGTGCCGGCGTGGAAGATGCGGCCCTGCTCGTAGAGCGCGGACACGGGCTCCGCGCGGGCGACCTTGCCGCGGCTGGCGGTGACTTCCTTGAATGGGGCATTCCGGTCGGCCGCATGCACGACGGCGCGCACCATGTCGCCGCCGAAGTTGCGCTCGCCGATGATCCGGTCGGCGCCGTAGTCGTGCGACGCCTTGACCGCGATGCGACCCCACTGCTCCGGGCTGAAGCGTCCCGACAGATCCGCCAGCAGATAGCCGTTGTCGTCTTGGCCGAGGCCCTGGACGGTGATGCCCACCTCGTCGCTGCGCCAGTCCTCCTTGCCCGAGCAGCCCGACGGGTCGACCGCCACCACGACGCGGCGCATCTGCGGCAGGTCGTCCGGCGCGATGCGCTGCTGCTCCAGCAGCTCGATCGTCCAGAGCGCGCCGTCGATCTCGGCCACGTAGCGGCCATCGAGGAAGCGCCGGCGGTGCTTCTCCGGCATGGACTCGAGCGCCTTCACATAGGCCGGGTCGATGTTGTCGAGGTTGTCGACCGGGTTGATGTAGAGCATCCGGAAGTCGTCCGGATTGCTCAGCGGCCGGCGGGTGATCGGGTCGACCTTCTCGACGAACTCCCGGTGCGTCCAGTGGCCAGAGCCGCCCGGATTGAGGTCGTAGTAGGCGCGGTTCTGCAGGCCCTGCACCTGCTGCGCCAAACGCGTGCGCGCGGTGAGGACCGAGCTGTAGGGCAGCTGGCTGCACTCGTTGAAGTACAGCGTCGCGAACTCCAGGCCGAGGATCTTCTCGACGCGTTCCTTGTCGTCCAGGCCGGCGAACCAGATCTGCGATTCGTTGGGCAGCTCGACATAGCCGTCCTGGCGCTTGTTCTCGTAGCGCACGCCCGGGAAGCAGATGCGCATGACCTTCGGGAGCGTGTCCAGCCAGATCGAGGCGCGTAGGGCGTTGTAGCGCAGTCGGAAGATGCTGTGTCGACTGCCGGGCGCCTTGATCGCGCGCACGCACAGCTGTCGGGTGAGCAGGAAGGTCTTGCCGCTGCGGCTGCCGCCGACGGCCAGCGTGTGGCGCTGGGGTCCGGCCAGCAACTGGCGGCCCTCTTCCTGCTTCGGGGTCAGCTTCATGCCTGAGCGTCCGTGCTGTCGAGCTTCACGATCACCTTGCCGCCGTGGTCGTGCTCTTGGCGATCGCGCCAGTTCTCCGGGTCGCGGTTCTTCAGCCAGAAGATCCCCGCGGTGACGTCCGGCGGCACGTGCTCGGTGGTCTTGGCACGCACCACCACGCCCTGGTGCTGGAAGACCGTCTCGGTCTTGAACTCGTAGCCGCAGGCGCGCTTGTAGAGCGACGCCTGCACGCGCTCGTCCGGAGCCTTCTTGCCCTGCTTGAGCGCCTTGGCGAAGGCCTTGTAGTCGACCTTCCAGTTGTAGAGCGTGCGCACGGCCACGCCGAAGAAGTCGGCGATCTCGGCGTCGGTCAGGCCCATGGCCGCGAGCTTCTTCGCCTGGGCGACGTACTCAGGCTTGAAGGTGGACGGGCGTGCCATGGCTCAGGGCTCGACGTGCGGCGGCTGGCGGTTGGCAGGCACAGTCGGGCGGATCGTCGGCTTCGGCTTGCGTGGCCACTCGCACCACAGCAGCAGCGCGACGAGGCCGGCGAAGCTGGCGACGGCCAGGCCGGCGAAGAAATGCTCGGCGGTCACGGTCAGCCCCGGTTATCCGACGGGACGGCGGGGTTCGCCTGCATCTTGCCGCGGTACCAGCTGGCGATGCCCAGGATCGGCAGCGCGGTGCCGTTCATCGCGGCTAGCGCGCCGAGCGTGGTCGGCATGGCCGCAATCGCCTCGTGTGCATCCACGCCGAAGATCTGCGCGATGAACACTGCCAGCACGATCACCGAGGCGGCGAGCGTGTTCAGCGCGACCGCGAACCCGATCGCGGGGCGCCAGGTGTAGGTCGGCCAGTGGTCCGACTTCGCCTCGGCCTGCATGGTGGTGTTCACGGCCTGCACCGTGGAGACGTCGGCGCCGATCTGCGCCTTGGCCAGGTCGGCCTCGATCTCGTGCAGCTTCACGATGGCGTCCGGATTGAGCGCGGCCGCAACGGCATCCGGCGTGGCATCGGTGCCCAGCGCCTTCGACAGCACTACGCCAATCGCCGCCCCGCCCGGGCCGCCCAGGGCGGTACCGATCGCCGGCAACGCCGCACCCGCGACGTCGCGCAGCTTGTTGCCTACGTCTGCCCACTTCATGGCCGTGCCCTCTGAGATTGCTGCTCGAGCTCGTTGATGCGGCGCTCGTGGTCCGCGGCCTGCAGGTCGAGCTTGTCGACTTCGCGCGACAGCGGCGGAATCGAGGCGGCCATCTGGGTGCCGGTCGCCTGGATGTTCTCCAGCTGCGTCTGCAGCCGGACGATCGCCTTGGTCTGGTCGGTCTGGTTGCTGATCGACCAGAGGATGCCGGCGAGGATTAGCCCCTCAAGCACCACGCGCACCGAGTTCCAGTTCCTCCGGCCTTCGGCCGCATCCGTGGCATCGCTCATGCGCTGACTCGCCAGTCGGAAGCGGTGCTCAGAGCCAGGCTGTAGTTGCTGCGCCAGCGGCTCAGGATCTCCGCGCGCTGTTCCTCGGTACCGCGATCGAACGCACCAGGCCGCCAGTTGCGGTGGTAGTACTCCCAGGCGCCCTGCCAGTCGCCCAGCGCCGGCAGCGGATTCGCGTCCGCCCACAGCAGCAGCCGGGCAAAGGCGCAGGCGAGCAGGTCGTCCGACAGGAACGCCGCGTAGACGTCGCTCTCCACCGGTGCGACCGAGCGCAGGCTGCACACCGCCCGCGCGTAAGCCTTCGTCGCCGGGTGGGTCAGCACGCCGCGGATCCCTCCTGCCTGCTCGAACTGCCAGTAGCTGCGCCCCGGACCGCCGCCGATCTGCCGGCGCGTCTGGAAACCTGTCTCCTGCATGCCGTTGGCCAGCAGTTGCACTCGCGCCGCTTGGCCGTCGAACTTGGCCGGCAGCAGGTACGCCATCGTCTTCTCGACGATGCCGACACCGATCTGGATGGGTGGCATGGGCGTCTCTCTTGGCGGGGTGATCGGCGACTTACTTGCCGGCAGGGCGCTTTTCGAGGCCCTTCTCGGCCAGCAGTGCGGCGAGATCGTCCACGTGCAGGCAATCGCACATGCACGCGTACTCGGCCGCCGACTGGACGACGGCGATGCTGCCGTTGCAGTAGTCGTTGCCCGGCACCGCGCTATGCAGCACGCCGAAGGCCTCGATCTTCCCGTCGCCGGAGAGCCGAACGATCTTGTCCCCGTTCTTCGCCTCGCGGCCGTTGCGGTAGTGCATGGTCTTCTCCTGGTGGATTGGTTTGCCGCAGCCCATCG